GATCGCGTAGAGGCGCCCAATTTTTCCGCGCACGAATTTTTTAACTAAAATTTAAGTTAGCATGTATTTCAAGCACTTAACTCTCCCCTACACCGCCTCAAGCCTCAATCTTGTAAACTACTTTAACTTTGTAAGATGAGCACATGAACGAAAATACATACGAACTTTACCGTTCCATGCAAGCGGCGGAACTTGCAAAAGTTCTATCCGTTTCTGGCGCTATCGTTTCAAAATTCGTTAGCGAAGGAATGCCACATGTACAAGAAGGAAACAAAAAGAGATTTGACACGCGGAAAGTCATTGATTGGGTGGTTAAACGGGGGGGCCTTGATAACCGAGGGAAAAAAACCTCTAAGGATCAGAGAAATCCAAATACGGCACTGCCTTTGGACGACGATTCAGATGACCCCAACGAGCCATTTTCCGACAATCTTGACCGACAGAGGAAGCTTCAAGGGGACAAAATTGAGCTAGAAATCCAAAGGCGCAAGGGCGAATTGATTGAACTTCGGGCGCATGATGAATTTGTAAACAAGGCAGGATCATTTTGCCGTTCAGCATTCCAAGCCATGCCTAAAAAATTGGCCGTAAAATTGGCAAAGGAACACGACGTTAATGTCATTGAAAAATTGCTACAAAATGAAGTTGTTTCAATTTTGAAAGAACTATCAAATATGAATGTGGAAGAATGATGAGCAGGGCGACCCTAATGAATGATTGCAAGCCATCGCTCAGCAAGTTCCTTCAACTTCTCCACCCGATAGTTCCAAGGGCTTTGCAACCATTCGCCGAAGCAGAGTTCCGGCTACCTAAGGGGCCAAGGAAGGGGCTCATGTACGAGACATCCTATGCCCCATTCAACAAGTTTATTTTCGACGCAATAGAAAATCCATATTGGAGAAAAATTGCCATCCTTGGTCCAACTCAAAATGGAAAAACTACGATCTCAACAAACATCCCATTGCTTTATTTTCTATTTGAGAAAAAAGAAGATGTGATCTTTGGGCTACCAACTATGGAAATGGCCTTTGGTATGTGGAATGAAAAACTAAAACCAGTGATCGAGGATTCGCGTTACGCTGGGTTCCTCCCTGATACGGGCGCAGGGTCAAAGGGTGGACAGTTTGAGGCCGTCCAGTTTAAAAATGGTACCACCTTAAGGTTCATGGCTTCCGGTGGTGGGGCGGCGAACAAATCTAGCCACACGGCACCCAACATCCTATTGACCGAGGTTGACAAAATGGACTCGGCTAGGTGCGAAGGGCGCGAGTCGGACCCAGTTTCTCTTATTATGATGCGTGCCGACTCCTTTGAGGATTCAAATATCATAATGGAGTGCACCGTTTCAAATGAATCAGGCAGAATTTGGCAAGAGGCCATGATCATGGGGACCGGAAGTGAGATTTATGTTCCATGCCCAAAGTGCCACACATGGCAAACCTTGGAACGCGAGGGATTAAAGTTCGATTCTACCTCCCAAACATCAGCTGAAGAAACAGCTCGTTATCAATGTGCTGGATGCGATCATCTATGGACTAACGGGGACCGACTAGAGGCCCTTCAAAGCCCACTCCTGATCCATAAAGGCCAGACGGTCGATGAATTTGGCGTTGTTCATGGACCAGTTCCTCCGACAAAGACATTCGGCTTGCGTTACAATGTACTCCACTCACCAATGCAATCCTTGTCCAAGACAGCAGGCCAGCAATGGGAGGCCGATAATTCGGAGGACAAGGAAAAGAAAAAGGCCATGACACAATCAAAATGGGCGCTACCATGGGATGACGAAGATGTTGTCCGTGACCAATTAACGGCTTCAAGATTGCGGAAATTGTCGGCTGAATGCCGGTATCCGCTTCGCATGGTCCCCGATTGGGCAGATGTCATCACGTTCGGTGTGGATATTCAGAAAGGCTATTGCTTCTTTCAAGCGGAAGCCTACAACCTGACGACCATGCGCTCCATAGTTATTGATTATGGAACGGTTGATCAGCGGGAGGACTCTAATTCAGGAGTTATGAACATGCTGAACGAGGCCAACGATATTGCGATGGAAGGTTGGGCGTCCGAGCTTGGCGGAACAAAGAGCGCAGATTTTCGTTTGGTTGATTGCGGTTACATTCCAGACGTGATTAAGGCTTGGCTAAAAAATAATCGAACTTGGCATGGGCTATTGGGTCGAACTAAAGAGCAAATTGTTAAGATGAAACTTGGAAAGGAGATTTACAAGATCGACGGAATTGTGTCCGTAAGAAATCAAGATGATGGGGTTCCGATTTTTTTTATCGAGTCCGATTCGGTGAAGGCATTGGTCCACGACAGATACCAACTTGAATCGCCAAACATAGATGGATACAGATTTGTGCCAAATGATGTAGATATTACATGGATTAATCACTTAACAGCAGAAAAGCGCATTTATGATCCTTTGGGGGAGTCGTTCCAATGGGTTAAGGTTAGCAGAAGAAACGACTATCTTGACATTAGCGGGTACAACGTGGCCGCTTCGTATTTTTTAAGGGATCGCGAAAAAAGGAAACAAAATCGTGAACAACAACAATCAGAGAGGAATCATCAAGTCCTCAAAGCCCCAGAGCCAGCCATTCCATCCAGCCAAAGGAACGTCGCCCCACCAAGATCGCAAAGGACCCATGGTGGATTCTTTAGCACTAGAGGGGCAGTTTACAGATGAGAAGCCATTGCCTCCAAAGTTGCCAATATTGCAGGGGACAAGGGCTCCGAACAAGGAAATTCCCAAATGCCCAAGGTGCGGTAGAGCTTCCACGGTCGCGACTTCGACCCAAGGGCCTATTCAATATCGGATTTGCCGATTTCCTATTTGCCGTCACAGATACAAAATTGCGCTTTGGAATGAAAATGAGCTAAGTTTGTAAAATTGGCGATTCCATAAACACTTTTTTGACTAGTATAAAAATATGGCATTATTAACGTCACAACTCAACATCATTCAGACCTTGATTGATGAGGATACGATCACCGAGGCGCAGGGCATTGATTTGCTCATGGCGCAAAACGGCTTTAGCGCCGCGCAGAAGACGTTTATTCGATTATTGCCTTTGTCCGAGGCGGATATGGCTACCTTGTTGGCAGAAAATCGGCTCACACAAGAGCAGTTGGAAACTGAAATAAATGAGGTAAAGCTTTCCATCGTTGCCGGTGATTATGATACGGCTAAACGGCAATTGGTGATCGCAGAATTGACCTTGGCTAGCATGCCAGACTACGAGTTGGGCAATAGAAAGATCATGTACAGGGATCAGCTTGCTAGGGTGCGCAAGTCCATCGACGAAATCAAGACCATTAATGCGGGTGCTTCGATAAATCGCCGAGTTGTTGCTAGGCACATAAGGGAATAGGCCATGGGGATTAAAAACACGCTAACTTCCTTGGTTGATGGCTATAGGGAAATATTCCATCCAGAATCACTTGTAAAAGTTAAGGCTGCCCGTTCGGCGTTGAGCTACAAGCACGGAAAGAATCGCCGTTTGGGTCCTCAGAGCCAAGCCGGTAAAGGGTCCGGTGATGCGCACATGGCGTCCACCGAAATGACCATTCTTCGAGAACAGGTTCGCCAACTTGATCGTGATAATTACATCGCCAAATCGGTGATGGACAGAATGCTTGACTGCATTCTCGGTGTTGGCATTAAATTGCAGGTTAGCACGGGAAACAAGCGGGTTGACGCCCTGACGGAAAAGCTTTGGGAAGAATATTGGGGCGGATCGCCGGAAATAAGGGGCCTATGCAATGGGCAGGCGCTCGAAAGAATCATTCTCCGGTCAAGAAAAATTGATGGCGACATTTTAATAGTTCGGATATCAAATGGCTCGATTCAGTTGATTGAGTCGGATCAGATTAGGACTCCTTCATCGCTTCGCAGTGACCGCAACGTGATTAACGGGGTGCGGGTGGATGCCTTTGGGCGTCCAGTTGAGTTCTATGTATTCCCCCATGAAGATGCCGCGATGCAACACAATCAGGATATCAACAAGGCCGCAGTTATACGCGCAGAGGACTGCATTTTCGTTGCAGAGCGAAGCCGAATCTCAATGACCCGTGGCGTTAGTGCTTTTGCTAGTTGCATTGACCTGTTCGACGACATTGATGGATTCATCGAAGCCTCCGTAATCCAGCAGAAGGTATCCGCATCTCATGTTATGGTGATTGAGCAGAAGGGTGGACCAGATATTCTGGACACTGAAACGGCTTACGACTCCAAGGGGAGATCCATGCAGGTCGAGGAAACAAGGCCAGGATCTACCTTATATTTGGATGTTGGAGAGAGTGCAAAGGTGCTAGGTGCTCAGCAATCAGGCCAGCAATTCGGGCCATTCGTGACCCAGATGCTTCGCTTTGTTGGGCTCCCCTTCGGGATGCCGTTGGAAATTACGAGTATGGACTTCTCGAAGACCAACTTTTCTAGCGCCCGGGCCTCGCTCCAATTGGCCGACAAGAACTTTAAGAGGGAGCATAATGTCATGGTTCGCGAGGTCCTTGAAAAGATTTTCTTTTGGTTCCTTGAAGACCAGATACGAATTGGAAATTTGCCAGAACGGAAATACAAAATAAACGCGGTTCCTCCCAAGATGATCAGCGTGGACCCATTGAAGGAAATCAAGGCCGAGATCGAAAAGATTGGGGCAGGGCTTTCAACTTTGCGTGACTCGGCTCACGCGGACGGGAAGGAATGGGACGAAATCATGGATCAGCGTCAAACCGAAATCATGTTGGCGTCAAAAATAGCCAGTAACATTGTAAACTCCACAGGAGAAGACTACAGTTCCCGTGATATATTAGGCACAAACGTCAAATTCAAGCCAGAGATTTTCCAAGATGAGCAACAAGTTGCAAACCCAAGCACCGAGTGAGGCATTCCGCTTCCGTGCTGGTAATGGTTCCGTAAAGGAGCTAGAGGCTGGATCATTTGAGCTTGAGCCATATCAATTGGGGCAAGCAGTAAAACATTGGTACTGGGGAGCTTTTGTTTTTGAAGCCTCGTCCCTGAAAATGTACAAGGACGAGATCCCTGCCTTGGTTGACCACGACACGATGAAGGGTTGTGGCCGAATTAAAGCCATGGCCAAAGATGTCAAAGTTAAAATGTCAGGCGAGTTCATTGATAATGAACATGCAAAATACGTCAAGTCCATGAAAGGGCTTATGGAATGTTCTCTCCGTTTCAACGATAGTCAAACCGACGTTGAAGAAATTAAAGAAGGCCATTCGGTTGAAGTGGACGGATTCACTCACCAAGGGCCAATAGTAGTATTTAGAAACGCTCCTATCATGGAAGTTTCCTTCACTTTGTTCGGCGCTGTGCCTAACACTTCAACCTCTTTTTCTAAAAGGGAGATTATTATGGCCGACGCGCCAAGCCAAAAGAGTGCCGACGTATCGGCTGTAATTGAGAATATGAGCGCAATGTGCTCTGATGCTCAGTTTGTGTTGCAATGCTTTAAGAAAGGAATGGGCATTGAAGAATTTTCCGCGAACCTATTGGGTAAGCAGAATTTAGAGATCGAGCAGTTCAAGAAAGAAATCGAGGCAAAAGATGCCGAGATCAGTTCCTTGAAAGAAAAACTCGCCAAGCCCATGACTGGTTCCAATCCAGTGACTTTTAGTGATCATTCGACTCATGCCGAAAATGCACCTAAGACATATTTGGAAGCAATCGAAAAATTCAAGGCCGAAGGCAAAGACCAAAAATCTGCCATGTCATTGGCTGGAAAAAATTATCCCGAACTTTACAAAGCTTTTGTAGGACGCAAATAATGTCTCAGTTCAATACCTCAGGTGTAAAAACATTCAAAGCAGATGCGGCCATCGCCCGCCATATGCGCGTTAAGCTCACCTCGACTGGTGTCGATGTTGCCGGTGCAAATGAATGGGCCGTAGGCTTCGCCGAAGCCAATGCCGCATTGGGAGAAAATGTTGCTGTTCGCCTTTTGGCTAGCGCAGGCTCATTCAAGGCCATCGCCGTAGGCTCAATTACCAAGTTGGACGTGCTCTATGGTGGAGCTTCCGGCAAAGTTACAAAGATAGATGGCGGAACTTACACCGCTCGTTTTATCGCATTGGAAGCGGCCAGTGGGGCAGGCTCCATTTTTGAAGTTCTACCCACAAGCTTATCTTAAGGAGTAAAAATGCCTCAGCAAGTTTCAGGCGACGTCTTACGTCCCGACCTTTATGCCCTAGCCAAAGCCTTCGATGAGAAGGCCGCATCTCTTGGATATGTGGGTCTTCAAATCATGCCTTTGGAAAAGGTGACTTCTCCAAATGGTCTTTATGCAAAGATGACAGCAGAGCAGTTGATGAAACGTGCCGAAACAGCACGTGCTCCCCGTTCTGGATACAACCGCATTGATACGTCTTTCGGTTCAGCTTCTTACACCTGCAAGGAATACGGTCTTGAAGGCGTTGTCGATGACAGCTTCGCAAAGCAATATGAAAACTATATTGATTCCGAAATGGTGGTCAATAATCAAGTTCTTCAAACCATGGCACTTGAGCAGGAAATTCGCCACAGAGATACAGTTTACGCTGAAACGGCTCATGCCGTCACGAATGCTTGGAGTACCTATGCTTCCGCTACTCCACGAGATGACGTTAACGATGCAATCGAAACCGTGCGTAAACGTTGCGGATTGAAACCTGACACTTTGGTTTTGACCGAGAAAAAATTGAATGACGTGCTGAAAACCGCCGCATTTATCGACAACGCCAAATACACGATAAATCCTATGGTTCTGCCTATGGACGCCAAGATCGGGTTGGTTCGCATGTACCTTGAAGTTCCCCGCATTTTGATCGCCGGTGGCATCGTGAATACCGCGAACGAAGGTTTGACCTTTGTTGGTGCCGACATTTGGGATAACGACAAGGGGTTTTTGTTCATCTCCGGCGCCGGATTTGCGGGTGGTCCTCACTACGGCGTGACGATCAACTACGTTGAAGACTCCATAATCGGAACTGAAACTTACTACGAGTCTCAGACCCGTGGAACCGTTATTCGTAACCGCAATTGGCGCTACGAAGCGGTCATGAACAGTACCGCCGGTTGGAAGCTCACTAACCTTTAATCCTTGTCCTTCCACGACCGACTAGCAGATGATGTGAAACGGATCTTCCTTGGTTCTAAAACAATCGAGGAAGATCTTGTTTTCGTTGACTATTCTGGCAAGGAAATCACGGTAACAGGTTCAGTCGAAATCGACTCGTTTAATACCAGTGCTAATTTAGAGGCCGACTTTAGCACTGGAATAAGCTCTCAGGCCAATTTTTACGTTTCGTCTATTTGGTTTGGGTCAAATCCCAAGATGTACGAGCAGTTGCGCCAATCGGATGGAACAACTTGGAATATTAAGCAGATGAAACGCGAGCACGGGATGTGGACCTTTGGGTGCACCGCACGCGAGAAGTATCGAAGGAACAGAATCCAATGATGGACTTCCAAGTAGATCTTCGCGATGAATCTTCACCCGTGATGCAGTCCTTGATGTCCAAAAACAGGAGAATCACCTCCGAGGCCATAAGGGATACCGTTTATCAGCATAGGCGAAAGCTGAAAGAATACATGCAGAGGCAGGGTCCATTGAAGCAGATGCTTGATTCCAACGGAATTGATTTGATACAAGCCATTCCAAGAAGTCCCAAAAAAGAGGCATGGAAAAGGCTAAATCGAGATAAGCACGATCATCAAACAGCGTTGCCTTGGTATTCCAAAAAGGCAGGCAAACCACCTCTTTGGAATGCGTTGAGGTTCACCTCAGCAGATGCCGTTAATGCCGATTACCCATTGGCTTATCAATTCGGGTTTATTGATACCAGAACAAGAAAATCTGCATTCATGAACAACTTAATGCCGTCTCAAGTTAAGGGAGCGGCAAGATATGCTATAACTCAAGCTTTGGGACATTTTTGGGATAAAAAGCAGGGAAGATCTTTCGATGAAGTAACTCCGCAAATGAGGCGTTACTTTGGAGCTATGGGCATCGGAATCTCAGAAAAGAAGTCCAAGCTCAATATCCCAAAAAGAAACCCAATAGACACATATCTAAAAGCCCACCAAACTGAAATAGTTTTTGACTTCCGAAGGAATTTTGCTAAGCGGATTAAAAGGCACTTGGATCGTGAAGAAACAAGGGCCAAGGCCGCAGGAAGGACTACAACCTACAGCACAACAGCCAAAGCCAACGCAAGCTCATTCGCCGGTCGATATTACTCCACTGGAAGGAAATATTTCGCATGATCCACACATCGTTCACCTTCGCCGATTTAATTGCGACATTCCGAGATTCGCTTTTAGCGGATAACGACATTCAGCAATTTTGCACGGACAATTTCGACAAACAATTGACGACCGTCATTGGTCACATTCGTGCGAACGAATTGGGCATTGAAGATGCGCCATTCTTGATGATCTCGCCGTCCAGCGTTGAAACGGGGATGAGAGTTGCTCAGGTTGGTTTCCACTTCGATATTGACGTTGCCATCGTTGAGAAGCTTTTCGAGGATTACCAAAATACTAGCGCCAACGAAATGAAGGGCTTTTATCTTTTGGACCAAATGGTTAACCTTGTAATTAATAATTTGCGTAAACATGCTGAAGGCAAGAATGCAGTGGCAGATTCGATAGGAATTACCTATGATATATCCAACTTTTACCCGTTGCACGTTGCAACACTCAATGTTTCGGTTACGGTCGAAACTGTTATGGGCTTTTCAATAGGAATAAACTAAAATGGCCGAAACAGCACGTGGTTTTTATGAAACCCTAAAATTCATTTACGAAACGACGTATGGTGTTAAGCCTACGATCACCGCTGGCACCACAATCGCATTGCCGTTTATCAGCAATGGCCTGGGCCTGGATGAAAACATGATCACGTCAGAGGTTATCCGTGCAGGTAAGCGCTGGGCGCAAGCTCCGGCATTTGGTAACGTAAATGCTTCCGGAGATATTGTTGTCCCAGTTGAGGCCGTTGCCTTCGGATATTGGCTTACCATGAATTTTGGGGCTCCTACAACCACTGGAGCAAGTGCTCCTTATACACATGTATTTAAACCTGTAAACGATAACCCGTCGATGTGGCTTGAGGGTGGATTTGCTGATAAAAATCTTTATTTCCAATGGACAGGGTTGAAGGTAAATAAGATGAGCTTCAACTTCCAAGTGAATCAGGAAATGAACGCTACCATGTCCATGATTGGCAAGGACGAGATTACTGCAACTTCCACAGTCGACGCATCACCAGTTGTTCCGGCCTACCGCAAATTTCAAGCCAAGGATATTGTCTTAAAACAGGGTGGATCGGCTATTGCGACTGCCATGAATTGTACGATAAATGTTGAGCAGGGAATTGCCGAGGATCAATATACGCTGTCTAGCAATGGCCGCAGAGTTGAAGCCCCAGAGGGCATGCTCAAAGTAAACGGAAGTGCCACCATGCTATTCCGTGACTTGACATATTACAACATGGCAAAAAACAATACGGAGACAAGCATCGAGATCACCATGACCAGAGGAAATGATACACTGACTTTCCTTTTACCAGAAGTAGTTTTCCCGCAAAAACCAGTTTCACGTAATGGAGCAGGACCAGTTAATTATAATATTGAATTTGAAGCTTACTGGCAAGATTCTTCCGAAAATGCCCCGATTGTCGTAACCCTTATTAATGACCAAACTTCCTATGCACTCTAAATCACCAAGAGCACTTACCCGTAAGGACCTTCGCGAGATTCGCGAAAAGTTCAAGGTCGATATCTACCGATTTATCATGGAAAGGGGAGATGGAGAAGGGACCGCTAAGTTCGTTCCTCCACCAGAAATGGTTGACGCAATTTGCGACCATGTTGGGTTAGAAGATTGCGGGATGGCCGAATCTTTGGTTTTCGTTTCAGAAGTTTTGGCATTGTCATTCGGGGGTGTTGTCGAAAAAAAGTCGGAGAGTATTGGAGTTGGCTCATAGGCGAAAATTCTGGAAATGAGAAGTGCAGGCTTTGCAAGTTTGCACATTCAAAAACAGATGAAAATCCACCATGTGGTAGTTGCGATTCTAGGCCACCCGAAATTGACGGCGAGGTTTACGAAATGATCTCAATATGGGAAGCGATAGGTGGGCAATGGAGGATGGGGTTCAATGGCCCTATCGCATTAGACTACACGGCAGTAAAATATATCCTAGATGGCATTCAGATTGAAATGGACGAATTGATGATCAAGAAGATTCAAGTTATTGAAAAAATCATGATCAACTATTTTGCAAGGAAGGCACAGAAATGAGTTCTCAAGTTAGCATTACATTGCGGGCTATTGATTTGGCCACCAAGCCAATTGCCGGTGTAACACGCTCTCTTGGGTTGATGAAATTTGCCTTGGTCGGCCTTGGGACGGTAGTTGGTCGAGAATTTATCCGCGTCAATTCCGAGCTTGAGCAGATGAAAGTCAAGCTCGCAGGATTGTTCGGTGGTAACATGAAGGTTGGTGAAGACGCTCTTAAATGGGTGCGAGAATTCCAAGCTGCCAATCCAGTGAAGTCCATTGAGGCCATGACCGATTCGTTCCATAGCCTCGTTAGTGCAGGAATAAAGCCTACCGAGGAAGCCATGAAAGCCCTGATTGGCGGTGCAGTAAAATATGGACTTACGGAAGCCGACTTGAAACGAGTGCTCGTTGCAATGAGACAAATTACGGCAATAACAAACGCCCAAAAAAATGAGCTTAACCAATTAGCTGAAAGGCTACCTCAAATATCTAAGAAGCTTTCAGAGGAACTTGGGTACAAGAGCCCAGAGCTTTTCCAGCAAGCCATGACGCGCATGGAGGTTGACGCTAAGGCCATGGCCACGGCCACGGTTCGGATACTGGGACAAGGAGCCGACGAGGCTATTGAAAACTATGGTAAAACATGGGAGGGTGGAATGGTTCGCCTAAAGACAGCATGGTTTAATTTTATTGAATCTTTAAATAGCGGATCGGCATTTGATAAATTAAAGGGAGGATTGGAGGAAGTTACTGGATGGTTTAATAAAATGGCTTTTTATGCTTCTAATCTTGGTGGTGAATTTGATTATCTAATTAAAGCCGGTATTGATTTTTATAATTCATTTGCCAAAGGTATTGTAGAAATAAATAAATTGATGGGTCAATTGTCTGGTATGGGCACAGGCTCAAATAGTGCATTTGGATCGTTGTTGATAGTAATAAATGATGCTATTGCAGGGTTTGAAATACTTGGAATTATAATTAATGCTCAGATGCAAATAGCGGCTGAATCGTTCTTTTTGTTTCGCGACAAAGCAACTTCTGCATGGAAACAGGTTAAGGCTTTGTTTGTTGAGGATGCAGACGTTGAAGCAAAAAAGTCTCTAAATCTCACATTGCAATCTAAAATGGAAGATTTGCAAAAATTACGAGATGATTTGCGGAATCAAATGGTAACTCAGGTAAATAATGTGCGAGATCATGCTACTGGTGAGCCATTGTGGAGTGGTGCTATAATGAATATTTTAAAGACTCAAATCGCAGATTTGACTACAGAGGTTGAGAGTCTGCAAAACGCATTGAAGGACCCTGCCTCAAGGACATTCAGCGACATTGTTGATGCGTCAGTTGATAAAGCTAGAGGGGCAATTGCTAAAATTCAAGGAACTCAAATCACTGCAAATAAGGCAGTAACTATGGCTTTTAATGAACAATATGATGAAGGAACTAGAAAAAAGAAAGTCTCAGAACTTCCAGAGTCAGTGCAAGCTTATGTTCAAGGATTAATTGACGCAGAATCTAAAATACAGGCATTGCCAAAAACATTTGGTGAGTCTTGGGGAGTTGCAATGAAAAAAGCCAAGGAAGATTTTGATAAAAACTTTGGTGACATCGTTGCCTTGGGTAAATATGCGGCAGACTCATTGACCAAGGCTTTCACATCTGGATTTGAATTGATGTTTCAGCAATTGAAGGAGGGAACTATAAATTTAAAAGATGTGATGATGAATATTTTAAATTCAGTCTACGATGCAATGGCCAAGATAATTGCCCAAAGGATGGCAATAGGTTTGGTTACTCAGGTTGGGACGATGTTCGCCACTGCCCCTGCTCAAGTAGGTACTGGTGCAAGCGCAGATGGAGGCATGGGCATGGGCGACAACTACATGTCTAATGCAGGAGGATTGCAAAAATCTTCAACATCTTCAAAGGTCGAGATTATCAACAATTCTGGCCAGCAACTTGAAGTGACACAAGCTCGTTCAAAGAGCAATGGTGGCGACCAAATTATGACAATAGTCATAGACCAAATCATGCGCAACAAGAACGGCTCTAGGGATATGCTTAGAGGGGCATTGGCATGAACAACTTTCCGTCCATAAGTGCTCCTAACTTCCCGTCGGATGAGGACTACATTCACAAGACGATTGTAACCAACTTTGAGAATGGTATTGAGTTTGCCCGTAGGACCTCGACCATTGGTAAGCACAAGTTTACGCTTTCCTGGAATAACATGAAGGAGACTGAATTTCAAACTTTAAAGGAATTTTTCATATCTCAGGGCGCAGAGCCGTTTAACTGGATCAATCCAGTTTCGGCAGTGGTCCACAAGGTCCGGTTCCCATTGGGCACCCTATCATCTAAGCACGTTTTCAACGGGCGAAGATCGACTTCCATCGAGCTTCACGAGATACCAAATGCTTAGCCTTCCAGCAGGACTAGTTTCAGCCAAAAATAGCTGGCAGGGCGAAGGGGTTATCATACCCGTTATCAAGGTTGAAATTCCAGATGTTCTTGTCATCCCCATGCGCCTTTGCGCCAATGAGGTTGACATTGCTTGGAGAGATCCATCCACTGGAACAGTTGAGAATTGGATTGCCTTTCCTTTTGAAATTGACGATTTTGGAGACCCATCAAAGGGGGAATTACCCAGCGTTCAGCTTCGGGTTTGCAACATTGGGCGTTCTGTACAGGGATATATTGATGAAGCGGATGGTGGATTGGATGCTACTGTAACCTTGCATGTCATTAACGCCGCAAATCTATCCGAGGAAAGCACTTATATCACCATGCAGTTCGGAGTCTCGGGGACTTCGTGCACTGACGAATGGGTTACTTTTACCCTATCGTCCATGGATTTTTGGCGTTTGGCATTCCCTAAAAACAAATGCCTAAAGAACTTTTGCAGGTTCAAATTCAAAGATGTTTTTTGCGGGTATGCAGGAGCTGAAACGATTTGCGATAGATCATTGTCAAGATGTCGAGCGTTGAATAATAGCGCAAGATATGGCGGTTTTCCTTCCATTGGCTATGACGGGTTAAGGATTTATTAATGGATAAATTTGTCGGCATTCCATTCGTTGATCGAGGAAGAACATTCGATGGGTGCGATTGTTGGGGCCTAATTTGCATCCTGTATTATGAAATTTACAATATAATTTTGCCTGATTATCCAATATCGTCGAACGATACGGATTCCGTCTCAAAGGAAATGGGAAACGGAGTCAAATCTGGTCGATGGGTTAGCGCAAAGACTCCGTACCAGATGGGAGATATTGTTGCCATGGCCATGAGCCCAAAGCATTTGACATCGATCAACCATGTTGGATTTTGCTTGGACGGAAATACTTTTGTCCATTCCATCCAAAATCAGCGTAGCGCGATTTGCCGACTGGATGATATTTACTGGAAGCACCGCATTAAAGGGGCTTACAAATGGCTCGGTTGATATATGCCCCAAATCAATTTGATGCTCACGATGGCAGGATTTATGCAACTGCACTGGAAGGCCAGACGCTCGCTCAAATCGCTAAAAAATATCAGAAAGACGATTTGGTTCTTGAGATCGTCGTAAACGGAAAGGTTAAGCTTGATCTTGAATATCGGGTTAAGGCAGAAGACCATATCACCATTGCCGTAAGAATTGCAGGAAGCAGTAGCGGAGGTGCCAAGGGGGTGTTAAGAATGGTTGCAATGGTTGTAGTAATGATCGTCGCAACTTATTTCACAATGGGTGGAGCAGCAGCATTCTTCGCTTCAGGCGCAGGTTCTGGATTTGCGGCCGCAGTTGGAGGAGCTACAATGGCAGGTTATGTCGCCGCAGGTGCCGTAATTATTGCGGGAACTTTGGCAGTAAACGCAATTTTCCCAACGGCCAAGATGGGAGCCAATTCTCTCGGAGGTGAATCGCTCGCTGACTCAAACACCTACGGATGGAATCCATCAGGAAACCAGACGACAGAAGGATTGACGGCCAGCGTTATTTATGGGAAGACCATGATCACACCACAGGTCATTTCCCAATATCGCACCTACGAAGGTAACAAGGATATTTTGAATGTTCTTTTTCATTTGACGGAAGGCGAATCAAATGCGATAACTAATTTAAAAGTTAATAACATTGCAATTGCCGATGTTTCTGTGGATGGAACGGTCGACTACACCTATCGCCAAGGCGATATTACGCAAGCAGTTATTCCAGAGTTCAGCGATTCCATCTTTGAAACTCCTGTAAACATGGAGCTTAGAGAGGCTTACGATATAGCCTTAAATCCAGAAGAGTATCAATTCACGATGACGACTAGCGGAAACGCAGTCACCAAGATAGCAGTTGGAATAATCATGCCAGGCGGTTTGTATTCATATAGTGAAGGATACGGGCAGTTGGATACAGGTTACAAGATTGAATTTAGGGTAAATGGAAGTGGTAGCACTTGGACTGCATTTGACGGAATGACAAACAGTGTTACTAAGCATGTTTACGGTGCCTATAGCGAACTTTGTGGTTATGCCAATAGCCTTGTGCGCGTAAATTCTGGAGTTTCAGAATTGGATAACTTTTCTTACCCAATTTTTTCAACTAGGGAATTGGCTCAGGCAGAAAATGTAAATGGAGTTGTCTTTGAGCAGTTCAAGCAAGTTGTTGGCTATCACGATGAGGTCGAGACTAAGACTTACGCAGGGTTCTATGTTACCGGACAGTCTCCTGATACTCTTAAATTTCGCCATGTCCAAGAAACTGTCTTGGCCGCAAAGTGGGATGTTCGCGTAACTCGATTAATTAAATATCCTCAGATCTCTGGAAACGTAAGCAATGCAAATCAACTTGGCGTGAGCTTCATACAGGAAATTGTAGAGGGTACTTTTACCTACCCTTACACTTCGATTTTGGGGCTTCGGTCCATTGCAACTGAAAAAGTTTACGGTGGATCACCTGCTATTTCAATGGTTCTTGACCGTGGAAACTTAAAGCATTATGCAGGGGCATATGGGGTTGGATCTCCAACTTTAAGAGCTTCAAGCAATCCTGCATGGGCATGTTATGACTTGCTGACTAATCCCATGTACGGGCGTGGATTAAGCCCGACTCGCATGGTTCTGACGGACTTCACCGCATGGGCCAATTTCTGCGACACGAAGGGAATTAAATGCAATATTTATTTCGATGCTTCAACGACAGTTCATGAAGCTTTGGCTCAAATTGGTACGATCGGATACGGTGCCATCATGCCAAGGGGTACCAATATTGGGTGTATTTACGAGGATGTTTCCCAAATGGTTTATACCTTTGGAATGGGCAACATCATTGCCGGGACTTTCAATATGTACTACGTTGACCGTCAGGCAAGGGCGAACGTTGCCGAGGTGACTTATTACGATGAACTTCTTGAATACGACCGAAGAATCTTGGTTGTTCGCAATGGCACCGTTGAAAACGAAAACGATATAACCATACCGATCACCTTGATTGGATGCACGGACAGGAATCAGGCCAGAAAATACGGGAATCGGATTATCAGGAGCAATATATATAACCTTCGGGTTTGCGAGTTCGATGCTGACGTTGAAGCCGTGCATTGCCAAATCGGGGATGTAGTTGGCGTCTCGCATGATGTTCCGCAGTACGGGTATTCTGGGCGGACCAAGATTTCGACGAATAACACCATTGACTTGGGGACAAAGGTTTTCCTTGAATCGACCAAGGCCTATTCAATTTTGATCCGCCAGGCAAACGACACATTGGAGTCAAAAAACATAGCCACTCCTGCAACAAGTGGTGATTATCAAGTTCTGACATTGGAGACTGGAAATTGGACGACAAACCCAGCCTTCATGTCCACATGGAATTTGGCAACGGTAGCCACAGGGATAAAGAAATTTAGGATTATTGGGATCAGCAAATCCCAGGACTTCATCTGTAAGATAAAGGCCATTGAATACCGCGAGGAAATTCTTGAAGATGGCGACAATATCCCTGATTTCGAGAGTGACACTTTGCTGGAATCAGTGGTTGGCTTGACGGGCTATGCCAATTTTGTCAAGGATTCGGACGGTTCAATCAAGGCCCAAATTAATGCCGATTGGAGAGGAGTTTCAACTGAATGGCGCGTAAACGTTTCAAGATCGGATGGATTCACCAAGCCTGAATGGAACACCTACGTTACCCGTTCGGACTTCGCCATCATGGGTATTTTGCCAAGGACAGGAGACACCTATACGATCACCGTGACTGGACTTGATGGCGACACGGAAACGGTCACTGTGGATATGGTTATAGATCCACCATGTCAGGTCGTAGGAATCAAGGTTAATGTCATCGACCAGTTCATCAATGTGAGTTGGGAAACGCCATTTTCTGAAGCGAAAATAAAGTACTACGAGGTTCGCAAAGGACAGGACTTCTTGAACTCAACAAAAGTCGGAACGACGACTTCCAACTTCATATCTTTCTACGAACCTGATATTGGAAAAAACTATTATTGGCTCATCGCCGTCAACGAGTTCGACATGCGAAGTCCACCTTCTCCATTTGAGGCAACGGTTGCAGGTTCGCCAAATTTTGAAGCCCAGGATGAGATTTTCATATCAGGCACAGGAACTTCTGACGACGTTTATGTGGATGGCCAATGGGTTCTAGGACCTGTCGGAAACATGACCACGACTTGGGAAGAAGCCGTTGTTGATATTTATCCTACCGAATCAACGACCAAAACCTTAGATGATCTTTCGAATGATTTTGGATACAATAATATCACAAATATGATTGCGACGACTTCGGATGGAGATGGCGAATATATTGAAGTTATTGATCTTGGGATCGAATACCGAAAAGCAGAATTTAGAGCTTCTCAAGAAACGTTGAAAAGCACAACGGGTCTTGGATACGCAGAATGCCAAACAATAATGCTTCTTAGTAATGACAACGCGACGTATCACCAAGATGTGGGCGCCTTAACCCAAATTGGATTAGGAGTTAGATATTTAAAATTGATAGTAAAATTCAATGGTGACGGAAATACTGCAATTTGGTGCAAGCCAAGGGTAGAGATTTTTACGAAGAAAATTCAGCAGAATGGGAAGCTTTCTGTACTTGACGCCAATGCTGGATTAACGGTTCCTTTGACGGTTGGATTCGTGGACGTTAACGGAATCAATATCACTCCAAAATCTACAAGTCCAAGATATGCTGTTTACGATTTTAACGATGTCCCGAATCCTACGGAGTTTACAGTTTGGATTTTCGATGAGAATGGCACAAAGGTTACGGGGACTTTTAACTACACGGTAACAGGAATTTGATATGGCCGATTTTAGCAATCCAAAAAACGCAAACCCACTTTTAAGCTTTCTTGGTTATATCCGAGACTGCTTCACTTCTGTTGCCAAGATGTTTGATGGCACGACTGACAGCAACGTCCCGGTGGGGGCCAAGAAGATTGACGGGTCAACTAAGGTAGTTAGCCAGTGGAATGGGTCTAGTTGGGATGTGATCGGGAGCGTTGCATCGGGAACTAAGGTTTTCTACGTATCTAATAACGGAAGTGGGGATAACTCTGGAATTGACACCTCTAATTATATGCCATGGGTGACTTTTAGGGCTATGTATTTTGTAGCCGATAATACAAATTTATCTCCGAGTCCTTCTAGTTTTGCTCTATATATATCAGCTGGGTCATATGCAACATCGGCATCAGAAGATACACTCGTAGGGGTAAATATGTCAATATCCATCTTAGGAGGTAACTCTGTTGAGTTTACAGGGGCG